GCATTGGCGAGTGTCACAACCATACTAGGAGAGACAAAAGACAAATCTTTTTTAAAAGAATGGAAGAAACGAGTTGGCGAAGAAAAGGCCAAGAAGATTGTATCGGACGCCTCGAAACGGGGAACGTCGATGCACAATATCATTGAAGGGTGGGTATCCGGTCAACAGCACTTAGATTTGACTCCGATCGGTCAAAACGCTCATAGCATGGCAACACAGATCATTAAAAACGGTTTAAAGGACCGTCTAGAGGGGTATTACGGTATCGAGGCCCTGATGTATTACCCTGGATTGTACGCCGGTAGTGCTGATTTGGTCGCGAAACATGATGGTGAGATCACAATCATTGACTTCAAACAGACGAATAAACCCAAACGTGAAGAGTGGATCGAGGATTATTTTATGCAGCTATCGGCTTATGCCATGGCGCATGACTATATTTATGGGACCTCTATTGACAAAGCGATGATTATGATGTGTAGTGTAGATAACTATTACCAGGAATGGGTACTTTCTGGTGCACAGTTAAAACATTATAAACATGAATTTTTAAGGAGAGTCGATCAATATTATGGCAATTTCAGTAGCACCTAAACTTCTAGGACCCCTTCTTATTGGGGGTGGTATTACACAATCTAATCCAGAAATGTTGAAAGGTTTAATGCAAACCTTTGGCTCTTCCCCTTTGACACAAATACTCAAAGCTAAAGAGGAAAAAGAAGACGATAAAGATTACACGTCCGAAGAAGCAGAAGAAGCTATTGGAGAGAGACAAGAAAAGAAACGTCAATATTTTGGTCGTATTAATCAAGAAAAGATCAAAGAAGCTTTAAAGCGTCGAGGATTTGAAGGTGATGAGGATCAATTAGAAATTGTTTCTGGTAAAATTTTAGGTGATTTTGATGACACTGAAATATCTGATCAAGAAGCGGATGACATGGCATCTAGTTATTCTGAATTTGAAGGTTTAACGCAAGAAGATCTTGCAGATATGTCAGATAAAAACAGAACTTTAAACGCCAAAGGTGGTATGATTGATCGTCCTCTCTACGATCGAGCGTAATGCTTAAATTTTTTTTGGTGGGTTGGGTGTGTCTAGGTCAAGGTATTGAAGAGAAATGTGTTCGTATGGCCTCTGAAGTCGTTCATGATACTTATGAGAGTTGCAACGAATATTATCAATTAGTGGCGACAGATTTGGCTGACACAGGGGCCGAATTAAATTTTACTTGTGTTCAAGCCGGATTAATAGAAGACGTTTTATAGTCGAAAGACGACAGAGTGAATACTGTTGTTAAAAATTGACTAGACTTCTATAAATTGTATCACCATTATACACGAAATTACCTTCCTGTTTTAATGCCTATCGCCTTTCTATGCGTATTTTAGCATACCTGATGTTAAAAATCAGCAATTCTTTTCTCTTGACTTTTTGATAGAACATGGACCATGAAAGGAAATTACAATGACTAAACTATTAAAAGCTTTAGGTAACTTTTTTACCTTAGAACCCGACGTTGATAGCGCCATGAAAGCATTTCTACAGGCTGAATATAAAAATGATTGGAAAGCTGCTTATGTTTCTTGGAAAGAAGAAGGCAGGCTTCCTAACTTTATCCGCAGAACACTATAATCGAACCGTTGTCAAGTACGGGAAAACCTTTTTTCCCGGCTCTTGACACGTGGACCGTGGGCCGTGGTAAGGGGAGATTTAGGAAAACATTTTTTTAAAAAAAAAAATATGGTCCCAACCCCCGGTAGTGGTGGTAGAGTGAGAAAACACCTTATTTTTCAATAATAATAGCACGATTTTGGTCTACCACGGCCGTGGTAGACGTGGTAGAGTAGATTTCAAAAAAGCTATATTTTTCAATACTTTTCAATCTCCTAGCTTGGCGTGAAGAGGTTTTTTATTTTACTAATTTGAAATTTGATTTACCTAAATTCTCCCTTATAGTGAGATTATGTTTAAGAAATTCCCTTGGAAGAAATATAGAGTTGAATGGTTGGACATATCAGGAGAGACAGGCTGGGGTTCTGAAGATACTATAAGAAAAATGGAACCACAGGTGGCTACAACAGAAGGATATCTTTTTTATGAAGATAATGACAGGGTCATTACTTTTGCAACGTACTACTATAACGATGAAGAAGGGTATACTTTTGGAGATAGAAATGTATTTCCTAGAGGTTGCATTAAAAGTATAAGAAAAATTTAATCTTCTATTGGTTCTACAATTTTTAATTCTGTAGGTTTTTTAACCTTATCTTTTAAACTTTCTACGTCCTCATGTTCTAACAATAATTTATTATCCTCTATAATCTCAGACAATCTAGCTTCTAATTCTCTTTCACTAAGGTCTTCTAGTTTACCATGTTTAATAATCTTTTGTTCTATATATAGGCCGGCAGCTTTACCCCTAGCTACTTCTGCATTGATTGCTGCAGACCAGGCGCCCTTCTCCCTAGCTTCTTCTCGAAGCCTAGCTAATTCTGTAATGTGAGAACCATAATCTACTCTATATTTTTCTTGTAGTTCTGATCTAATCTCATCAATATATTTAACAACCAAAGGAAACTTCCTAGGGTTGCGCAGCTCCGAAGCTCTTACATGCGCAGAGCCTTCTGCATAACCAGCTTCGATAGCACATTCAGTTGGAGACTTACGTCCTTCATTTGTAACTAGTAGTGTTGCAAATTTTGTTTGTTGTTCTGTTAATACTTTAGGTAAACCCATACCCTCTTATAGAAAATATATATTGTAAAAGCAAGTAAATTGTGATATTGATTTACTTGAAGTGAGGGTCTTTCTTACTATGTTCCTCCTAAAATACATTGTCTTTTTGCTCTCACTTCACACTTGAAAGAAAAGAGGTAAGTTATAATATGAATACTATGACATTCAAAAACAAAAAAGAAGAAGAAGAGTTTCAAGAACAACTTAAAGAAGCAATGGAGATTCTACAAAAACAAGATGTTCATTTTTTTAGAACGGAACATATACTGCCTATATTGCAATCTATGAATCAAGAACAATTAGAAATATTTGAACATCTAACCGGTATCAATAGACAAACCATACATTAAAGATGTCATCATATACAACTAAGGCTTTGATGCAGGTCCTAGAAAAATTCTGTGAAAGTCCTGTTGGTAGCCATGCAAAAGTACAAATGGTGATACCACAAGGTAGAAATCCTTTGCAACGTGAGTTCAATATCAAAGAAATTAAGTTGGTAGAGAACCAAATTATCGGTGCAAAAGAGAAATATCGTATGTTAATCCTAGTGGAGTAATTACTTTGAAACCAGAGTCAGCCTTCTGGCTAGAAACGAAAGAAAAACTTAATACATTTTCCCTTATAAGACTAGAAAGTTGGGCATCTGCTGGCATTCCAGACATACTTGGTTATGGTGATAAGCGTGGGTTTTTTACCATTGAGTTAAAAGTAACAAGTAGTAAGAAGATACGGTTCTCACCCCACCAAATCGCGTTCCATTATAAGCATCCAAAGGATAGCTATATCTTAGTCAAGACCCTCGCTCCACGATCCGTGAAACTTTATCCAGGGTCCGCGATTCAAGAGCTTGTAGCCTGTGGGCCCACCCACCCGCCTGTGGCCGAAGGCTGGGATGCTTGCCGCCTGTCGCTTGACGCTTGATGCCTGTCGCTTGTAGCTTGTAGCTTTTCTATTTTCAATTTTAGGAAAAGGATGACTTCGTCTTACTGGCCTTATCTCTTCGAGCTTGGTGTAAATGCGGGGTTCGAGGCAAATGCCTTCAGCCCAGCTGGGGTGCCACGTGTGAAATTCGTCCATCTGCGAAAGCTCCAGTTGCCGCGCAAACGGCTGGGGGCGTACAGCCCATATGTATAGGAAGCAATTCTGCCGGGACATTGTAGGACCTGCGAAGTCATAACTAATCATACCAGAAAATCCCATAATGTCAACAGCTTGCTGCCTGTGGGCCCACCCGCCCGCCTGTTGCCTGTTGCCTGTTGCTTGTGTCTTGTGGCTTGCTGCTTGGCGCCCAGTTTTTTGAAAAAAAATTTGGTGGTTCACCATCCCCTTTGGGGATGGTGAACTGCGTTCTAGTGTTTGCCATATGATACGTTCTGGATCTTCTTATCCCAACATGCCCTACAATCTTTGCATTCATTCCCCTGTTTAGGCGCCGGACAACTGGCCTGAGCTGTTGTCACGGTTGAGGTCCA